GAAGCTGCAGGCCCAGACGGTGAAGAACGCCGAACAATCACAGGCATTGCAGTGCCTTACAACACTTTTGCAACTGTCAGCGATGGCACCACCGTGCAATTCGCACCAGGCAGTTTGCCCGTTGAAGGCAAAGCACCACGCCTTTACATGTACCACGATTCAACCCAGCCCGTTGGTTTGGTTGCAGAACGAGTTGACAGCCCTGAAGCCATGTACTTCACAGCCAAAGTGTCAAACACACGTGCCGGTGACGAAGCTTTAGTGCTCGCAGCTGACGGTGTAATTGACAGCGTTTCAGTTGGTGTCAACCCCACAGAATTTAAATACGACGACGAAGGCAACATGACAATTTTGGCGGCTGACTGGGTAGAACTTTCCCTTGTCCCCACGCCTGCTTTTGCTGGTGCTACGATCAGTCAAGTAGCGGCGGAAGCGCCACAAGTCGAAACACCAAAGGAAGAACCCAAAATGGAAACCAGCCCCGCAGTTGTTGAAGAAACCGTAATCCCAACCGCACCAATTTTTGCGCAACCAAAGCGTAATTTCGGTATGCCAACCGCTGGCGAATACCTCGCCGCCTACCACATTGGTGGCGAAGTTTGGAATCGTGTCAATGCCGCAGCTGTTGAAGTGATGAAGTCACGCCAAACCGCATTGCAGGCCGCCGCTGGCGACTCAGTCACCACGGACTCGCCTGGATTGTTAAATGTCAACGTGCTCGGCCCTGTGTTTGAGGATCTGAACTACATCAGGCCTGTCGTTACAGCTGTTGGCGCCCGTGCCATGCCGGACGGTGGAAACCAGAAAACTTGGATTCGCCCGACTTGGACAACCCACACCGAAGTTGGCACGCAGGCTTCAGAACTTGGCGCCGTTACTGCACGCACCCCCGTGATTGCCTCGAACGTAATTTCTAAGACCACTTTGGCAGGCCAGGTGACCTTCTCGGTACAAGATATTGACTTTACGTCACCTGGTGCGCTTGAAATTGTGTTGCGTGACCTCGCTGGTCAATACATGATTCAGTCCGACGCTTTGCTGTGTGCCGCAATTCTTGCTGGTGACACCGCTTCAGGTTCAACTTGGACAGTTACCGCCAACGACCCAAGTTCACTAATTTCGGCTTTGTATGACGCCGCAACCGACATTTTGGCCGCCACCAACTTTTTGCCTGACCACATTTTTGTGTCACCAGATGTTTGGAAAAAATTGGGTAGCCAACTCGACGCAGACAAGCGACCAATTTTTCCGTACACAGGCGTCGCAGGTTTGATGGGTATTAACGGAATTGGTTCTGCAAACGTTACCCAGATGAACACTTTCAACCCGTTGGGCCTCAACCTTGTTGTTGACCGTGCATTTGCAGATAACACCATGGTTGTAGCTCGTGGCTCGGCCATTGAGTACTATGAGCAAATTCGTGGAATTATGACGAGGGACGAACCGGGTACCCTCGGCAAGGTCTTCAGTTACCATGGCTATGCAAGTACGTTCATCGCTGACGGTGACCAGGTTAAGTCAATCGCTATTGCCTGACCACCAACTCGAAAGGTGGTTAGCCGCCCATGGCTGTTTACCAAGTTACGTTTCATCAGCGTTTAGACGATTACGCTGTGGTTCAAACGTTGACAGAACCCGAACTAGATTTGGGCTTACCGTTTACGCTGGCAAGTTTAGGCCACGGGCTAAACGGTACGCACAATGTTTACGCTTTGCCTGCCTACCTGTTTACGGGTGTTACCAGTAACGGCGATCTAACATTTGATTTCAATTACCCGATACCTAACCAAGTGTTGTTTTATGACGCTGGCGACGACCTAGACCGCACAGCTGCAATCCCACAAGGCACCCTGACCTACACAGAAACATGCACGTGGATTACGGGCACACAGATTGGCACCTGGCTAGGAATTGCTTTAGCTGGTGATGACGAAACGGCTTTCTTAACTCAATGTGCAAATAGCGCCAACAACTTCATTTTTCGTAGGCGTCAAGAATCTGGCTACACCGACCAATTGACTGTTGTCCCTAGTGCAGATGTCCAGCTAGCGACGATCATGATGGGTGGCTCGATTTACAGACAGCGTGGCGCCATTGACCAATTCGCAAGTTTTAGCGACATGGGCACAGCTGCAGTGTCAGGCCTGTCGCCGTTAATCAAACAGTTAGCCGGTATCCCACGGCCTGCGGTTGCCTGATGACTGTTTACACCGACCTGTTTAATGAAGCCATAGATGACCTGGCGGCAACGCTGGCGACCATCACTGGCATGCGTGTGGTGTTTGACCCTGAGAAAATCAACCCACCATGCGTGTTTATTGACGCCCCCAGTTTTGACGCCTTTAACTACAACATCGTCACCATGAATTTTTCGGTAAAAGTAGTGACACTAGGGCCAGGCAATTTGGACGGCTTACGCAACGTTTTAAGCATGTGTGCGAAGGTTCTAGCAAAGAATGTCGCCGTGAAATCTGGGCGCCCTGGCTACATACCTGTAGGTGGCCAGACTTTTGCAGCTTATGACCTATCCATTGACATGCAAGCCCAAACAGATTAAGGAAACTCAACTATGAAATACACAATTGTCAGCGACAAGATCGGCACCGTAGGCGAAGAATTTGTGCCTGGTGCCGGCACGAACATTGAAGCGTTACTAGCGCACGGGTTCATTGAATCTGACGAAGTGCCTAGCGACAGCCCAGCCCAAAAATCTGCTAAAACTAAAGCACCAGCAAAAAAGGATTAAGACATGTCGACTTCCACATACCTTTCAAACCCAGGCGTAATGATTAACTCGGTCAACTTGACCAACCAGTGCACCAGCGCCACCGTTACCAATCGTGTTGACGCCTTAGAAGCAACAGCCTTTGGTGGAACTTCCCGTGTCTATGTGTCTGGTCTTTACAATCAGGAAATCACGCTAGAGCTGTACATGTCCTATGCGGCCACCGAAACATACGCAACTCTTGCAGCTCTTGTTGGCACCACCACGACAGTCAAGGTTGCGACTACTGACGCCGCTTTGACCACTGCCAGTGCCACATCACCCCGTTTTGAATTGGTGGGGGCGTTCCTAGCCGAATTACCAGTGATCGACGCAACCATGGGCGAGCTTTCAACCATTTCAATTACGTTCCAGGGTGGCGTTCTTTCCACCGTTGTTTCCTGATCTAGCAACCCCAACAGTAAAGGCCCGACAATGCAACTAACACTTAGAGTTGATCAGGGCGATGGCCCTGTAGAAGTAAGCACCAACCTTTTCACCATTGTTTCGTGGGAACGCAAATTCAAGCGTAAAGCCAGCGACATGTCTAACGGCATTGGTATTGAAGACCTGGCGTATCTAGCCCACCAGGCATGCCAACAACACGGCGTTGTCGTGCCGGTGGTTCTAGATGACTTCATTAAGAAGCTGGTGGTGCTCGAAGTAGTCAGCGACGAACCTGACCGCCCTACCTTGCCAGTACCTACCGATTCGCTTTAGCACAACTGCTTGCGGCGACAGGGTACTGGCCACCTGAAGTAGAGTTTGACATCAACGACTTAACAACAGTCATTAAGGTCATCAACGAAAGCCGAAAGTAACTATGGGCGTTAACACAACATTGCAGGTGACTGGTGTTAAAGAAGCGCTGGCCTATCTCAACGGTGTTGATAAAACCTATCGCCGTGAAATCACACGCCAATATGCCGCCATTGTTGAACCCATCGTAAAAGACGCACAAAGCCATCTGCCGACGTCTGCCCCCATGTCAGGTTGGCGCCGAAAATACAGTGTGGGTGGTCAAGAAAAAGCACAAGCCAAAGGGCAAACTTCACGCCTTGTAGGCCGTGGCACCCAGCGTGACAACTTCAGCCGTGCATTTAATGAAGCAACAGATTTGTTGCCCTGGGATGGTGCCAGGCAAGCCAAACTGATTAAGCCGTGGGTGTCAGGTAAGAAAACCAAAGCCAACACTTTCGGTTTGAAATGGAACAGCAAAAGCGCCGCACTATTCGACTTGTCAGGCCGTGCCAAAACACAACGTGGCGAGCAAATGATTACCGTATTGGGCGCCAGGTTTGGTAGTCCCAGCCGTGTCATGTGGAAGTCATACGAACGTGCCGATGACGAACTACAGGTAAACATGCGAAAGTTGATTGAAGAAATTATGGCCAGCGTCAACAAAAATATGAAGGTGATCTGATGGCTATTTCAATTCCCATAGTTTCAGAATTCAACGCCAAAGGCATTGACAAAGCAGTTAGAGAATTTCAGAAACTAGAAACAGCAGGACAAAAAGCCCAATTTGTTTTACAAAAAGCAGCTTTGCCTGCAGCTGCTGCTTTAGGTGCTCTGACTTATGCGGCGTTTGACGCCGTAAAAGCGTTTGCCGAAGATGAAAAATCGGCTACGGCTTTAGCCACAACACTTCAAAATGTAACTGGTGCAACCGACAAACA